CTACGTGGCTATACATGCAGTTGTCTCTGTATTCTTTGAAGCGCTCTCTAGTTCTGCGCTCCTGTTTAATTAGAACATGATTAGCAAACAGTAGTATGCCTACTGTTGATAGCATTACTGTAGATGCAATGATGATAGCAATCATATCTATCCAAGATAGAATCATATTGGTTTCTCCTTTTAAATATAAAGATTAACTTGTATATATCAGTTAAGTTTATTACTTAATCAAATAAAAAGAAAGGGAGTGAGTAGCCTGGTAACTACCCACTCCCTAACTATTATACGTGTACTTCTACAGAATGTACTTCAACCTGTGGAAATGGAGCACGACGTTTGCTTTCGTCAATATTTTGACGACGGTCAAACTTAGTAACTAAGCGACCAGTAACTGTAACAGGTAGTGAAATCTCTGTACCTGCTTTGGCTGTACCAAGAATTTCTGCAATTGTAGAATCATCTAGAGCGATAATATTCATACCAACTACATAGATTTTACGGTCAGCAGTTCCATCTGAAGTACGACTTACATCACGTTGGTCAAGCCAACCTGTAAGTAGAGTTCCAGTTGCATTCTTATATGTCTTTATATTCTTGATAGTACCTGTGATACTTACTTCGTTTTTCATTTGTCTTACTCTCTCTCTTGATTAGTTTCTGATTAGTTTATTTACTTGTTGGCTGGTAGCCCAGCCGAAGGCACTGGGCTACCTGCCTATTTATTTTATTCAGTTATATCATATGACAACCAACCATTACAGAATTTATCTATAGTTTTTGGATGCCAATTACTAAGGTCATAGTGTGAAAAGAATTTAGCCATTAATTTATGACCACACTTATGACATAAATGAAATTCAAACTCTTTACTATTAGGATTCATTGTATCAACATACTCATTGTATCCACCTTCAACTCGGAAATTGAGCATATTCTCAAACGTACCATAATATTTATCAGCATATACTATGAGATTACATGAATCGCAGCGTTGACTGAGATTAGCATTGGTTTCGATAATCTCAGCACGTGTTGGTTTACGAGGCATTTATTTCACCAACTTTCTTACATTTTGTTCTAGTGGTTTATCACAATCTGTGCAATTAGGAAAGATTTTAGGAGTCAGTAAGTGGCACCACATACATTCAATTTCTCGATTGCGTTGACGTTCGTCATCTAATTCCCATAGTTCATCATATACACCACCATCAATTAATTGCACAATTGGTGGTAAGAATTCATTGCGTGTTAGCGGTTCATCTTCATCTATAAACTTAACTGATAACTCAATTAGTTTACAATCATCACTCCACTTTTCAAACATGATGGCTCGTTTACGCGGTGGTGCAATATAGGTTTGTGATGAGACCCAATCACTACCATTAGGTTCATCTATGTCTACCGACATACCTTTACCTTCACCTAACCTATCATCTTCATGTAGATTCCATGCATTTCTGGTGGACTTGGCTTCATCTGTTTCTATACATTCTTGGCACTTGCCTACTGGTAAACCTTCAGCAGAATCTCTAGCGATAATCATACATTCATAGCATTCGTTTGTTATTGATATACCAACTGATTCAGTCACTTGCTTTCTCCTTTTCTGTACTTTATGTGAAGTCTGCTATCGCTTGCCGTAGCAGACTGAACTACTTTATTGTTCTTCATCTCTAATCCACATAAGCAATTTACCTAAGTGGTTTTCACCTTTACCATTGCAGACACCCCAGAAAGTATCTCCCCAGGTATTGCCTTCAACTATTTGTTCGTCACCTGTAGCCATTAACTTGGCATTTAACTCAGGGTTTTGAGCAAATTTGGCTCGTAATACGGTAAGCATATAACTTAATTTAGTTTCATTCCAATCATTAATTAAAGTTATACGCTTACCTAATTGCTTAGCCTCAACTCCAGATAGGTTAGAGAACTTATCCATATCAGGTAAGTATTTACATTTACCAGCCTGGAATGCGGCTTCAGCATTTCTATACCGTTTGCCATATACAACAACAGGACTTTCATAGAAGTTAGAAAGCCATGCATATTCACCACGAAATGAAGTTATCATTTCTTTATCCTTTCCATACATCATTAAGATGCACATATTCGGTTGGACATGAACCACCCATAAAGCATGGACATGACTCACTGTCAACGAGTTTTTCTCTGTTTCGTTTACATTTTTCTTCATCTGTACAGGCGTATCCATTTTTCCATAAATCCATTGCAACGCCTTGCTTACCACATAATGAACATGTTGTTATTGACATGTTATATCCTTTCTTTACGTTGGGTGGAAGTTCTTACTTACGACATTAGGCGAGAACACTTCCGAAACTGCCTATGTTTCGAGTTAGTTTAACGACATAACTAGGTCGTAGACTTGTATATATCGGTTATGCTGACATAACTGGGTCTCCGTACTACTATAGAAACCAGAATATCAAGCAAAGAAAAACCCCCTATTTCTAGGGGGCTTTTCTAACGGTCAGATACCTACGGCATCTACCATGAAGACCGTTTCCCAGGTCTTATCAGGTAACTGACTGCTTCGTAACTTGCCCGAGACCGAGATTGTTGGGCGTAGCGTCGCCTTGGCGACGTTGCGCTCTCTAGTTTCAGTGCTCTCAGGCTCGCCGTCAACGAAGGCGAGGTCTCCAGCGGATGTATCTGGTTGCGCAGACTCTTTGGCAAAGTACTGCAACTCCAGGCTGTGGAAGGCATCCACTGCGTCGAAGGAGCGGAACCGTAGCGACGCTTCGAATTTGCCGCTCGCATCACGCAGAATAAGGATGCCTTTAGCGTAGGCATTGCCCTTCTTGGAGGTGCGAGTCTCGACGTATGCGAGTTCGGCGTTGTCATAGGAGATTTGAGTGGACATTGGAACCTGCTTTCACTTTGTAGTTTTCAAATTGCGCGGTTGCGCGGAACGCATGAGCGCACAGGTTCTGTAGCAAAGTCAAGGCGCTTGCGCCGTAATCAACACGCGGAGCCTGCGTAGCGTGGGGATTTGACTTGCTAACAGGTTCTGTGCGAGATTGCATGGAGCAGCACCGCAGCATGCAGAAAACTGCATAGTAGAAAGCCGTTCCCTGTCCGCCAAATCCCATGACCGCTGAACCGCTAGTCGGGCGAGCCTCCAAGATTGGCAAGCACGGAGCAAAGGTATTCTGCGTGATGGCAAATTCGTGCTAGCGAAGGTGAGCCCTTGACTGCGTGGTGCCGACACCCTGGGTTGCGTACTCAGCAAAGAGGCAAGCCCAGATGCAGACGCTCAGACATCGCCGTAGTGCGAGCCTACTGAAACTGGTGAGCGCAGGTGCATAGCACCAGCACAACGATTGAGGTAAGGGCTGTTCGAAGCCCAGTTACCATAAGACCAGAAACGGGCATAGAACAATATACTGTCTAGTTAGAATACGCTCCCAGAAATAGGGAGGTAGTCTGCGCAGATAGAACCCAGTCAGAAGCCCAGACTAACTGTACAGGCTGTCGTCAGACTAACAGTTCTGGGGTCTAGATGACCCCAGACTGTTAAAACGGTGACCCAGTTAGTATGTGTATCTCTACAAAAAATATTTCTGTACAATAGTATACCCCCAGTCTGACCTGCAGTTTTATAAATAGTTCTATAAAAAGTGTTCGTTTGACCTGTTTGAACGGATTAAGTATATATAGAGACTATAATAGATTCGCAAGTCTTTTTAATAGCCTTGCTCATCCTGTACAGTAGTCTGTATATAACTGTTACAAGGCAGGTGAATACTGCCTATTTTAGGGGAGCATATGACATTCGAAAAGGGGGCTGAGAACCCCAACCGTGCAAAGGCTAATGCTGATAAGCAGAAGGTTCTAGACCTGGTATCCGAAGGTATGTCTGTAGCCACGGCTATGACTAAGATGGGGAAGAAGCCTGATACCGCCCGCATCTGGATAATGCGAGACCCAGATTTTGCTCGTAGGCTAGAGCAGGCTAAGGAAGACGCTAAGACCAACTCCATCAAGGCGCTGGGAATTCCGAAGGATGAAATATCCTTTGCCCAGTTTTCTGAGATGTTCTTGGGGTCTAAGGTGTTTCCACACCACCAGGACTGGATTGATATGATTGAGGGGCGCGACCCCTCCTGGCTCCACCCTGGTATGACCTATGAGCCTGGGGACAAGACTCGTATGCTCATCAATGTTCCACCTGAGCATGCCAAGTCAACCGTAATCACGGTCAACTATTCGACCTACCGTATCGCCATCAATTCGAATGTCCGCATCATTGTGGTTTCTAAGACGTTGAACAAAGCGCGTGAGTTTGTATACTCAATTAAAAATAGGTTGTCCCACCCTCGTTACGCCAAGATGCAAAACACATTTGGTCCTGAAGGCGGCTGGAAGGGTGATGCAGACACTTGGCGCGTAGATACCGTCTACCTTGGTGGCGATGCGCGTGATTCATCTGAGAAAGACCCAACCATCCAAGCCCTAGGTATGGGCGGTCAGATTTACGGCGCTCGTGCTGACCTGATTATCCTAGACGACTGCATCACTACGGCTAACGCCCATGAGTATGAGAAGCAGATTAACTGGCTACAGAAGGAAGTTATTACTCGTCTTGGCAAGAACGGCAAACTGCTTATCGTAGGAACCCGTATTGCAGCAACAGATTTCTATAAGGAACTTCGTGACCCGAAGTACTGGTCTAACGGCAAGTGCCCCTTTACCTATATGGCTATGCCAGCGGTATTGGAGTATGCAGAGAAGCCAGAAGAATGGAAAACTTTATGGGCTAAGTCCGACATCCCTTGGGATGGAGATGATGACGAGCCTGATGAGAATGGGTTATACCCCAAGTGGGACGGGCTTGCTTTACATAAACGGCGCGGTGAGGTAACTGCCTCTACTTGGGCGCTGGTCTATCAACAAGAAGATATAACTGAAGATGCAATCTTTTCACCAGCACTGGTGCAAGGCTGTATCAACGGCATGCGAAAGCGCGGGCTTCTTGACCCTGAGAAACCTGGACACCCAACTGTTGTTCGTGGGTATACCATCATTGGCTTTGACCCTGCTATGGGTGCTGGGCATGCAGCATTTGTGGTTATTAACTATAACTCTGCTGACAGTCGTATCTATGTACTTGACTGTGTAAACATGTCTGAACCTACACCAGGAAAGATTCGGGACACAATTGAAGACTTGGTTACGAAGTACCGCCCTAATGAGTTGCGTGTTGAGATTAATGCTCATCAAAAAGCGTACTCGCTAGATGATGATTTACGTAACTGGCTTGCTCAGTATGGCTGTGATTTAAAGCCACACTTTACTGGTAAGAACAAGTGGGACACAAACCTTGGCGTTGCTTCTATGTCTTCCTTTTTTGGAACGGCAATAGATGGCAAGTTCCAAAATAACAACTCAATAGAGTTCCCATCTACTGATGGTTCAGAAGGCATTAAGTCCCTACTGCAACAGTTGATGACATGGAAACCAAATACACGCGGTAAGACCGACTGTGTTATGGCTTTATGGTTTGCCGTCTTACGTGCAAAGGAATTAATGCAGGCGGCTTCGTTTACGAACCGATATAAAGAAAATCGTTGGGCAACTCGTGCTCAACTTAAAAAGCGACAGTCCATTAATCTTGACGAAGCATTCCAAGAGCAATGGCAAGAAAACTATGGATAGGAACTATTATGGCTCGTTCAATTAAAATTGAAAGCATTGGTGGTGGAACCCGTGGAGTAGGTGGTTCTGTTTCTCGACCAGTAAAAAAATCTGTTAATAAAGCAATGTTAAAAGCAAATGCAGAAAAAACTGGTCGTAGAACAATTGGTTCTACAACTTTAAATAAAAAAGGACAAGTTGTTGAATACATGTCTGGCAAAAAAGTTACGGGAACTGCTCGCAAAATTAAAGATAACTCTCAACGTACTGAACTAGAGGCTAAAGGATATTCAAAACGCGCTTCGCTTCCAAAATATCCAAGTAAAAAAAATATTGGAAATCCAGACAAATTAACTACACCTAAAGTGCCAGTAAAGCCAAAGGCTTCACGTACTCGTTCAGGAAAGAAGTCTAAGTAATTATGGCGCGTTCAATTAGAATTGAAAGTATTGGTGGTGGCTCACGTGGAGTCGGCGGTTCTGTTTCTCGAACAGTTAAAACAACAAAGGGTAAGGCAAAAGTAAATCGTAGAGTAAATAACATTAATGACGAGGCTGACAACCGAACTGGTGGAGCATTTGGCTATACTTATAACAAAAGTAAACTTAAAGAAGTTGTTGATAATTCTGGCACTACAAAAGTAAAACCACGTAATCTTGGTAAAACATTAAAACAAATTGCACCAAGTCGTAAAAAAGAAGTAAAAATAGTTAATAAAATTATAAAAAATCGTGGCGAAGCAATTAAACCAAATGTTAAAGTAAATCCAAGAAATGTACCTAAAGTACCAGTAAAGCCAAAGGCTTCACGTACTCGTTCAGGAAAAAAGTCTAAGTAATTTTTAATCAATCGTTAGGACACAAATGTTAACAATTAAGCAGATTGCGGCGCGTGTTGAGTCGCTTAAACACCGCGCCCGCGAGCGCGATTCACGACATGAAGATGTTCTAGCAGTACGTCGTGGTCAGATTTCTAGCGTATATCCTGATTTCTTTCCAGATGGTGTTGATGCAAACGTAGTTGCAAACTTTATTGACATTGTTGCACGCGACCTCTCTGAGGTAATGGCTCCGCTTCCTGCTATTAACTGTTCTGCAATTAACCAAGTAGAAGATAAATCACGCAAGTTTGCTGACAAGCGAACTCGTATTGCTTCTAACTACTTCATTAATTCAGACCTGCAAGTGCAGATGTATACTGGTGCAGACTGGTACATCACATTTGGTTTCGTCCCATTCATTGTTGAGTTCGACGAAGAAGCAAAACTGCCGCGTATCCGCATAGAAAACCCTGTAGGTGCTTACCCAGAGTATGACCGCTATGGACGCTGCGTTGCTTTTGCTAAAAAATACCGCATGACAATGGCAGAACTTTGTGCTCAGTTCCCTGAACACGAAGAAGGCATTCTTGGTGATGATGGTTATAACCAAGATATGAATGGTTACCTAACTGTCATTCGATACTATGATAAAGAGCAGTCTGTAATTTATATTCCAGAGCGCAATAACTATCCAGTATCTGTTGCGGAAAACCCAGTCAAGAAGATGCTAGTTCACATTGCACGTCGCCCATCTGTTGATGGCGAGATGCGTGGACAGTTTGATGACGTACTCGGTATTCAGTTGCTTCGCAATCGTTTTGCATTACTTGCAATGGAAGCAGCAGAGAAGTCTGTTCAGTCACCTATCGTCTTGCCTAGTGACGTTCAAGAGTTTGAGTTTGGTGGAGATGGAGTAATCCGCACCAACAATCCTGCTGGCGTTCGCCGTGTAGAACTTCCTATCCCTGCTGGTGCATTCAATGAACAGCAGATACTTCAAGGTGAACTACGCACAGGAACACGTTATCCAGAGTCACGTACTGGTAACGTAGATGCTTCGATTATTACGGGACAGGGCGTTCAAGCCCTTATGGGTGGATTTGATACGCAGGTTAAATCTGCTCAGGCTATCTTTGCTTCAGCACTTAAGAATGTTATTTCAACATGCTTCTGTGTTGATGAAGTTGTATTTGATGTTAAGAAGACAGTTCGTGGCGTAGATGCTGGTTCACCATACGCTATTGAATACACTCCATCTAAAGACATTAAGGGTGACTACTCTGCAGATGTCAGATATGGAATGCTTGCTGGATTAAACCCAGCACAGGGACTTATTTTTATGTTGCAGGCTTTGGGTGGCGACTTAATCTCAGTTGACTTGGCTCAACGAGAAATGCCGTTTGGTATTAACGTCACACAAGAGCAAGAGAAGATTGAAGTTGAAAAACTTCGCAAGGCTCTCATTGGCTCACTGCAAGCATATACACAAACAATTCCACAGTTAGCAACTCAGGGACAAGACCCATTGCCTATTATTCAAAAGATTGCTATGGCAATCAAGGGACGTAAAGAAGGCAAGTCTATTGAGGATGTTATTGAGGAAGTGTTTACACCAGAGAATCCTCCTGCTGGGGCTGCAGTTGAGCAACCCGTCCCCTCTGCTCCTGGCGCTCCAGTAGGAGGCGCTCCTGCAGAAGGACGACCAGATTTACAGATGCTGCTTAGCCGTTTAAATTCTAGCGGTGAAGCAACAGGTTCGGCACAAGTTAGACAGCAACGAGTAATTTAAGGGGGATAGTCATGGCTCCACGCAAGAAACCAACAAGAGTACGTACTGTTAAAAGTGATGACTACACTCCATTAGAAAAATACTGCATTGCTGTAAATGAATATTACAAAGCATTACGCACTGCAGGTTTTTCTGAAGGTGTTGCTATAACAATGATTCAGGATAGAAATTCATATCCAGACTGGATTATTCCAGACCTACCAAATAAAATCGATAGTATTCCATATGATGATGATGAGGATGAGGACTAATGGCACAGCAAGGCGGTTATCGTAAGCCAGAGAATCCTGCACCTATGTCAGGACCTGGTGCTTTATCACAACGCACAGATGGTGGACCAGCGCAAGGCGCTAGATATATTTCTGGACTTCCATATGGACAGGGACAAGCAACATATGACCAGCAAACTGCTGCTCCTATGGCTGCTGCATCACCTATGCCATCTGCACCTGCTGCTGCACCAATGGAAATGCCAACACCATTAATGGCTCCAACATCAAGACCTAATGAACCAATTACTGCTGGGATTAATATGGGTGCTGGTCCAGGTTCAGAAGTTATGATGGATAGACCATCAGAAACAAAAACTATTACTGATACATTACGTGAACTTATTCGCTTTGACCCTAGTGGAGATACGGAACTTATTTATAGAACTCTTGTTGACGAAGGATACTAATGACAACAAAAGTTAATTATATTGTAAATAGGTTAAGCCCTAATATTTATGCAGCAGCACAACAAGCAAATTTGCCTGCAAATCAAGTATCTCAATTAGAACAACTTGGTTGGACTGTTGATAAAAATCGTAGTTTAATGAAACTTCCTTCTGAGGAAGCACGTAAACAATTTTCATCACTTGCACCAGAAGTACAAGAAAAAATTAAATTTCTTTATCCAGATGCAGATTATATAAAAGAACCAGATACATTAGGCGATAGAGTTATTGGTGCATTCGGTAAAGTTGCAGAAACGGCAGCATCACCATTAATTGGTATATTTAAAGCAATGGGTGTATATAACCGTGTAATTAATACACCCTACCTTGTTGCGCGTCAAGTTTCACAAGGTAGAGATTTATTTAGTATTAAAACATTTAAAGATGCATGGGATGGTCGTCGTCTATATGATGATGGAGCATTAAAAGAAACTATTGCAGTATTTGGTGATGCAAATGTAAAGGTTGCACAAGGACTTCTTGCTGGATTAAAACCAGGAGAAATTGTTGAACAGTATGGAACTATAGATAATAATTTATTAAAGGCTTTGCAAAAAGCATACAATGACCCAGATTCATTTAAACAAGTAATGGATGGGGTAAAATATTCACAAGTTTCATTTGGTAGAGATATAGCACGTATTTTTGACACAAAACCAACTAAGGGTAACTTGCATCAAGACTATATTGATGGAAAAACAAAAAATATTTCTGGTACTCTTGATTTTATTTACCAGTTAGTTATTGACCCACTTACTTATGTAAGCGGTGGTCTATCTAAATTACCTATTCTTGGTAATAAATTTATGTCACGCGGAGATAGACTTGTTAAAACAATTGAAGAACGTGGCACTGCTGGAGTACGTGAGATATTTCGTACCGAACCAGATATTGTTAAATTATGGGACAATGGTATTGGCAAGGCTGTAAAAAAGATTGCAGATGCCCCAACTACTACAGAAAAAACAAAGGCTCGTCGAGAACTAGGTGCAAACTATCCTGGTTATAACAATGATGAAGCCATTGATATGCTTGTACGTAATGAAATTTTTGATGCAAAGGCTGCCGTTGATTATTTTTCTAAGGCTGAAAATGTCCCACTATTACTATCTGGTCGAGTAGATGGTATTCAGTATTTCCGTAATGGTATAGCAACTGCTAGAAATCAACGCCGCATTGCGTCTGGTATATCTAGATATGTTGATTCATTCTTTAATCCTACCAAGTCAACTGAGGAAATTGAAAAAAGCGGTAAAGATGCTTGGGAAATCTTTACTAAAGTAGGAAAAGATGAAAATGCAATTGTTCCAGAAGAAATTACTGAGGTTAAAAAGTTCTGGAATGAAATGTCCAGACGAGAAAAAATTGCTCAGAAGTTTGGAAAAAGCACTCAGGGTCGCTATATTCTTCTTGGAGAAGATTCATTAAAGACTGCTGATGTTGTGCGTGATACATTCCGACAGATTGTACCTAGAGATATAGCAGATTTTCTTACATACAAGTTTGTTAATGCAGATGCAAACGACCAAGTAATTATTTTGCGTAATACTTATTATGCAATTATGCAAAAATATGGTCTAGATGGTCACCCAAAGGGTAAAGAACTTATTGAAAAAACACTTCAATCTAAGTTTGGTGACAAAGAAGGTCTAGCAGTTGTATCTAAATTGGAAGTAAATCCAAAGTTTGCTGACGAAATTGGCGAAGTTGGATTAAAGCGCAGCGACTCTGGTCTTGAGTATGAAACATCTGGAATTATTCATCCATTCCAAGAGGCAAAAGGTGTTGCATCTTTGGACTTTATGGAAATTGCTGAAACAGTAGCCAATATTAAGAGCAAAAAGAATTTAATTATGGCTGCAGGTGGAGCCACCCAGTCACATACTGCTGGAGAATTTGTAAATGCTTGGTCATTACTTACTCTTTTCCCACGTTTAGGTATTCGAAGCGGTATTGATGAAGGCATTATGTTCCTTTTAACTGCTCCAGGTTCTGACATTATGAAATTTGCTTTACGCAAAGGTCACAAAATGGGTAAAATTGCTACTGCATATACTGGTAGTAAGTCTGCAGAAGGCTTGCGTTCAAGCCTTGCTGGTCTTTATGGTACTAGAGCATCAGAAGCAATTTCACTAGAAGCCCGTCTTGCGATTCGCGCAAAGGCTGCTAAAGATAAAGGCATAAGCGAAGACCTGCTTAGCAAAGTAGACGTTGGTACTGCTACTGCTAAAGAGGCTACCCGTATATTCCATGGGACTAGAGAACCTGATGCAGAGTTTTTGATTGAAGCACTTGCTCATGGTGGTCATATTCTGGCTTCAAGCGCACGTTCTATTGCTGGTGCTGCTTCTTTAACTGGTCGTCAAATAGATGAAGTTGTTCAACTTAACATTAATCCAAATAATTATGATTTAATGCTTAAGGATTTAGACCTTGTATCTGGTAGAACAGATAACGTAGTAAGCACATATGATTTAGATAGAGCATCAATTCTTAATGGACGTGGAATTGCTGTTGTTCATTTTGAAAACTTTATTAAAAGATTCTACGGTAATAAAAAAGAACTTACTGGAACTAAGGGTAAAAGAACTTTTGACCCTGCTAGAAACTTTCTTGACAACAATGCGCTTGAGACAACTGCTGATTTTCGTAAGGCAAAAGAAGAAGCGCTGTCAGCAATTGGTATTGAAAGAAATACGGAACTTGTTCAAGAAATTGGTGATAAAGCACTTGATGGTGTATCAAAAAGCGTAGCCTGGGTAATTAAAGACCTAGATGCGGTTAATGAGTTCATTAAAATGTCATCTCGTTCAAGTGAATTAATGCAGCGTGGTATTCCACGCGCAGAAATAGTTGCTGACCAAGTAGACCGTATTCTTCTTGACCTATATCAAACATTCCACGGCTCATCAAGCAATTTTAATAAGGGATTGTATGATTTAATTAAGTCTCGTCAAAAAGAATTAACTGATATAGAAATAGAAACATTAGTAGATATACCAGATAAACTACGTAGAGCAACAAAGTCATTAACATTTGATGAGTTTGAAAAGGCTACAAAGGGATTCCAGCCTAAAGGACGTATGTATACCCAGTTAGATATTGAGGGTATTACAGATATGGAAAGTGTTTATGCTAAGTTAGGCAACAATGCTTTTGAGTTTATGGACCGACAGGTTACTGAAATGTTCCGTCAACCAGCAGTTATGCTGGCGTATACCCGTATACGTAACAATCTTAAGAAGGTTCAGCAAGAAGAAGAAGTTGCACTCTACAATAAGTTTATTAAAGAAAATGGTGGCACGGGTCGTCGTGACCCAGATACACTAAAGGCAGACATTAAAGAACAAGTTACTCGCAAATATGTAGAGATTGCAATTAATCAGGCTGCGGATACTGTTCTTAAGTATGCTGATAATCCACAGATACGCACAAACTTTGCACTATCTATCCGCAACGTAGGTCGTTTTTATCGTGCAACAGAAGATTTTTGGCGCAGAACATATCGTTTAAAAGATGTAGCCCCACGTGCTTTATATCGTATGCGTTTAGCGCATTTAGGTTTTAATTCTGCTGGCATGATTTATACGGATGCTAAGGGCGACCCATATGTCATGATGCCAATGGATGATATTATTTTTAAAACAATTGATGGAACTGTCCGTACATTAACTGGTAATGATGCATTTAAACAACCAATTTTTAATGACTTTACATTAAAGTTAAAACTTGCTAATCCATCATTCTCCCCAGATGCTGGTGTTCCAACATTATCTGGTCCAATTGCAGCACTTGGCGTACTTGGAATGAAATCTATTCTTGGTAGAACTGGTGCAATAGGTCAAATAGGAGCAGAAGAATTAGATAATATAGCGCTTGGTAATATTGGTGAAGGTATGGATATTACTAGAGCATTAGTTCCAGCATCGCTTCAAAAAGCATGGAAAATTTTAGATTCAAATGAAAAGGATAAGCAAGAAACAACTGCTGCTATGCAGGCTATTGCTTATAATGCATCCCAGGGAAATATGCTTAGCCCAAATGCAACCGAAGGAGAGAAATACGAATACTTAAAAAATATTCGCATATCAGCCCACAATATCATTGCAATGAAATCTATTCTTGGTTTATTTGCTCCAGTTGCACCATCAACACAAGAAAGTGTTGGGGTTCCAGACTATCTAAAAGAGGTAGGACTTGTAAGTTTACGTGCTGAATTTTTTGATTTAGTTGATGCAGTAACAAAGAAATATAATGGAGATGTTCAAGACCCGTATGAACTTGCATTAGCAACTTTTATAGGTAAGTATCCTGGCA